TTAATAATTTAGTATTAAATAATTCCTCGGCATATTCATTAACAAACAGAGCAGGATTTGCATTAAACGTAAATAATAGTGGTGGAGCAGAATATGATGTTTTTAGATTACGTGCTGGCTACCATGACGCTACTACAGGTTTAACTGAGTTTATGAACACATCTACAGGAACAAGTGCTGCGTATGTAGGGAAATGGCATGGTGATAAATTTGTGATAGGAGGTATATCTAGTGATGTACCAACATCTTTACTACAAGTAAAAGGAACAGGAGCAACTAGTTCAACAACATCATTACTAATACAAAATAGCAGTTCTATAGAACTATTCAAAGTTTTAGACTCAGGAGATACTTTTATAACAGGTAGCCTAAATTTAACAGGTAGCCTATCACAAGTAGGAAGTTATGTACGAGTAGGAGATACAGTATTAACAGGTAGTCTATATTTAACAGGTAGTTTATATGTAGATAACATAAAACAATTTAATAAAGGTCAATATTATTCAACAGAAACTCAAGCATCAAATGGTTCAAACATACAAAACTCTATGAGATTGGGTTCATCATCATTTGAATATGGAATGTCTTCAAATGCAGGAGGTAAAATAACTATAGCAAATGCAGGTTGGTATAATGTTCAATTTTCTGCTCAATACCATCTTACATCTACAGGTGAAGCCGATATTTACACATGGTTTAGAAAAAATGGAACAGATTTAGATAATAGTAATACTATAATTACTATAGAAAGAGTATCAGGTGGTGGTAAAGCAGTAGCAGCTTGGAATTATGCTTTATATGTAGATGATGGAGATGATGTAGATATACAGTGGTGCTCTGCAAACCCTGATGTAGAAATACATTATGAAGACGCAAGTGGTGCTCCTGTAAAACCAGCAGTACCTTCGGTAATTATAACAGTAACACAAATAACATAAAAAACACAATGGCAATTAAAGTAACAGGGTTTTTCCAAAACCCAGCAACAGGATTGATATATCAATCTCCAACATTAGAATTAATTCCTCATCTAGAATATGCAGGAGTAATTAACATGGATGTTAAAATCAATGGTAACGGGTCTGTACCCTACAGTAATGTAGACAGAAGTACACTTGTATACAACACAGAGATAACAGATCCATACACTCAACTTATCGACGCATTAGAAACAATTGTCATCGATAATCTTAAAGATGCTAATGACATAAATAAAGCATCTAAATTCGAAAAATGGAACCCTACTAAAGATATTTATATCGAACAAATATAAAAAAATAAATGGCTAATTTTTTCCCGTCACGTAATAGAATACTATCAAGAAATAATGAAGTAATAAGTGGTAGTCTTACAGTACTAGGGGGTATTACAGGTTCTCTCTACAATTCTGCATCCGTAGCTGTTAGTGCATCTTATGCACTAAGCAGCTCTTATGCCTTGAGTGCATCTTACGTCCCTCCGACTGTACTTGTATTAAGTGCTTCGTATTCTCTAACGTCTTCCTACGTTTTAAACGCGGAAAGCAGCTCATACAGTACCTACGCCGTAAGTGCATCTTATGCGCCAGTTTCCGCGACAGCTTCGTATGTAAATCCTTTACATCAAGATGTAATCCTTACAGGATCATATTACCAATCTGGTTCTATGGTTGTAAATGGAGATATAACATCTACAGGAACATTAACTGCTCAAAGGTTAGTAGTACAAACTATATCTTCATCTATAATATATTCTAGTGGTTCGAACATATTCGGTAGTGTATTAACAGATGTTCAATCATTTACGGGTTCACTAAGGGTAACTGGTAGTGGGAACCATTGGATTATGGGTGGAAATGTTGGGATTGGGGATGTTACACCTAGTACAAAATTAGAAATTTATGATTCAACAGCAGCAACAATTAAGTTAAATAACGGAACATATTATTCTACTATATCACAAGGTTCATCCTATATAACGGCATTCTCAATGTCTTACTCAGGTAAAATTAGTTGGGGAGCTGGAGGTTCGTTAAACTTTAACAATAATGAGGAAGTTGGAAATTGGTGGTTTAACTCAGCTACAGGGTTTTACACAGATACAAGTATGAATGGTGTATATGCTGGAGGCTCAGGTAAGTTGGGGTTTTATACATACGGGAGCACAACAGTATACGGTGCTATTAGTGCAAGTTGGGCTGATAACAGTAATGCTGGGTTACAGCTATACTATAAAAGCGGTTCACTAGAACATGCTGGTATGACATTAACCAAAACTGGGTATGTTGGGTTAGGTATGAATACCCCATCATATTCATTAGATATAGCTGGAATAACTCGTATAGGAAGTCCAACTACATCTGGTCAATTATATATAAAAGGTGGAGTAGATTTAGGTCAGTATATATACTTAGATAATGGAGGAGGCAATGTTTGGACTATAGTAGGTGGGACAGCTGCATTAGCTATAAGAAGAAACGGAGTACCTACATTTTATATTGGCGAAACAAGAAATGTTGGTCTTAGTAATGATAGTCCTCAATTTAGATTAGACGTATCAGGTTCGGGTAGATTTACATCAAACTTAACAGTAACAGGTTCTTTAAGGGTAAATGGGAATGTAATAGCAGATTCGTTTACAGGCTCATTTAGCGGTAGTTTAGCTGCACCAGGATCCGATAGGCAAGTGTTAATAAATAATGGAGGAATACTAGGCGCTAGTAGCGATGTAATAATTACAGCAGTTGGTAGAATAGGTTTAGGCACTACTGCTCCTACTGGTCAAATAGAAATTAATGGTGCTAATGCTGGGTTTGGATTTAAATTAGCTAGAGGAATAGTATCTGCTTCATTTGTATCAAATGGAACAGACGCCGAAATAGGAACAACAACAAATTCTAGCTTTAAAATATCGGCTAATAACATAAGCAGAATTACTATTGACAAATCAGATGCTGTTACTATACTAGGAATAGGTGCTACATCATCTACTAAAACACTAGTAGTCCAAAACGCTAACTTATCATCTTCATTAACAATATTAGATAATGGTAGTGTTAGAATATCTAACGTAAGTACGAATGTTGTTGATCCTGCAACATCTCACCATATAACTGGTTCTATCCACCTGTATAGAGGAACATTATTTGTTCCTTATGGAACACCAAACTTTGGTACATCTGGTGGTGGCATAACATTTAAGGGATCTGCTGGTGATTATTTATTACAACAAAACGCATCATTATATAGTTATTATTCTGAAGGGTTACGATTAGGTTTAAGTTCTGGAAGTAATACTGTGTTTAATTTTGTAATCCATAATTTAGCATATCGAGAAGATCAAACATCTATAACAACTACATCATCACTAGATCCAACAATATGGCTTTATTCAAGAAGTCACGTTTCTAGTTCTGAATGGGTTAACATGAGGCATAACACACGTAATGCTGAAATCAATGTTGGGACAGGCAGTCTATTATTAAGACAAAACGTTCAAATATCTGGTTCACTATTAGTAAGCGGTTCAATAACAGGTTCATTTAGCGGTAGTTTAGCTGTACCGGGATCTGATAAACAAGTATTATATAACAATAATGGAGTATTAGGTGCTAGCAGTGATTTAGTGATTACTGCTGCTAGAAGAATAGGAATAGGAACACCTTTACCAAGTGCATCACTTCATGTTTCTGGAACAGCAATGCTTAATAATGCGTTATTTGTTAATGAAACATCGTCATCATTAGCATCAGGTTCACGTACAGTAGCAAGTAACGCAACAAGTTCGTATGATTCTGGTTTTTACAAATACATGATTAAATCTGAATCTCACGCTAGATCTGGTCAACTTATAGTTGTATGGAACGGTTCAAGCATACAGTATACTGACTATTCTACACTAGATATTGGTATAACTTCTAATATAGAATTCACAGCTTCATTAAGCGGAGCAAACGTAAATATAACAACAGTTTTTCCAACAGATGGTTGGACAATTAAAACTTTGTCTACGTTTTTATAACCTACTTATATATTTATATATAACAAATTTAAATTTATGGAAGAAAAAATTGTTTTAACACAAGAAGAAATGAATGAGCTTAAAGCTCTTCAAGAACAAGGTAACCAAATTATTATGGAAATAGGTACTACTGAAGTTCATTTGTATAATATTGCAAAACAGAAAAAAGCGCTTGAAAATGCTTTAGAAGCATTAAAAGAAAAAGAAGAAGCATTCGGAAAATCAATTCAATCCAAATACGGCGCAGGCTCAATAGACATTACAACTGGAGAATTTACTAAAGCAGCTTAAAACTAAAATGACAAAACTTACCCCCGAAGAACTAGCAAGTATAAGTAAGATTCATGAAGAATACGAAAATCTTGCTGTTCTTCTAGGAAGAAATTCCATTCAAAAACAACAATTGCTTTCGCAATTTAAAGACATAGAAAAACGCGAAACAGAAATCGGATTAATGCTTGTTACCAAATATGGTAAGGGTAATATTAATTTCGAAACCGGGGAATTCACACCAGAATAATTTTACAAAAAGAATCCAATATTTATATCAAACAATAACAACTATAAATAAATGGAACAAATCGTAAGCCCAGGCGTTTTCTCTAGAGAGAACGACAACTCATTCATAACCGAGGGTCCTATACAAGCAGGAGCCGCAATAATTGGACCAGCAGTCAAAGGTCCAATAGACACACCAATATATGTAACATCATATTCTCAATATGAAAGCATTTTTGGTGCTACAATATTAAGTGGAAGTAACTCGTATTCATATTTAACGGGTATCGCTGTAAGAAATTACTTTAACCAAGGTGGTTCAACACTATTAGTAACTAGAGTAGTATCAGGTAGTTCAACAGCATGGACGCCAGCGTCAGCAACAGCATATTCAACATTACACGCTACTTCAGCAAGTTTCGCTATCGAAACATTGTCTAAAGGTGTTATTATGAACAGCACTAGTTCAATAGTAAGTGGTGCATTGGCATCAGGATCGTCAGATAACCTTAGATGGGAAATTTCATCTGTGAACACAGGTAGTGGTACATTTACTTTGTTAGTAAGACAAGGTAACGATAACGACAAATCTAAAACTATCCTTGAAACATGGAATAACTTATCATTAGATCCTAATGCAAACAACTATATAGCTGCAGTAATTGGTGATCAAAGTAAAACAGTAGCAGTAGACGGTACAGCATATTATGTAGCAACATCTGGTAGCTACAAAAACCAAAGTAGATATATCAGAGTAGCATCAGTAACAGCAGCTACACCTAATTATTTTGACAACAACGGTTTACCTAAATCTCAATACACTAGTTCATTCCCAGCTGTAGGTAGTGGTTCATTTATTTAGTGGAGCTACTGGAACTAATTTCCCACATAACAGAGTAATGAATTTTTATGATAAAATTAGTTCAACAGACGCTCAAGGTGTTGTTGGTGTAGATTATGCAATTGCAGAAAGTGTATTAACAAATAAAGATGAATATTCTTTTAACACTATCATAACTCCTGGTCTTACTTACGAAGCATCAGCTCAATATACCAATAACTTAATAGCTAATACTGAAAATAGAGGTGACTCATTCTATATTTTAGACTTAGTTAACTATGGTTCAAACATATCTACAGTTAATACTAAAGCATCAGCAATAGATTCAAGTTACGCAGGTGCATATTGGCCTTGGTTACAAACTATTGATCCTAATCTTGGAAGAAATGTATGGATTCCTGCATCAACAATAATGTTAGGTGTTTACGCATTTAATGATAAAATTTCTGCTCCATGGTTCGCACCAGCAGGTATTAATCGTGGTGGAATATCTAATGTAATTCAAGCTGAAAGAAAATTATCCCAAACAGATCGCGATAGTTTATATGGTAGCAAAGTTAACCCTATAGCAACATTCCCTGGAAGTGGTATCGTAGCATACGGACAGAAAACATTACAAACAAAAGCATCTGCTTTAGATCGTGTTGGTGTACGTAGATTATTGATAGAAGTAAAAGGATACATTTCTCAAATTAGTAGAACATTAGTATTTGAACAAAATACCTTAACTACAAGAAATAAATTCTTAAGTATAGTTGAACCCTACCTGTCATCTATTCAACAACGCCAAGGATTGTATACTTTTAGAGTAATAATGGATGAAAGTAATAACACACCTTCAGTAATCGATAGAAATCAATTGGTCGGTCAGATATATCTTCAACCAACTAAAACTGCAGAATTTATCATATTAGACTTTAATGTCGAGCCAACAGGTGCGACGTTCGGTGCGTAATATTTATCCTCGCTTTATCCCCCTAAAATTGGAGTTACAGAAATGTAACTCCTTTTTTATTTAACTATATATGTGAATTTATAATTACCACAATCCCAAACTCTGTTATACCCGTTGGCTAACATGTTTTTATATTCGGAAATTTTAGAATCGAATATTGGTAATATTTTATGAAGTTTATGTTTTTGACACACCATTCTTTTAAGAATAGTGTTACCTTTCCAATAGATATAGGAAGGCGAGGTATATTCTGTAAATGTAAATCCAAGTGATGGATAAAGACCTCCATTAGAATATCTACGATCGGCAAATGAAATAATAACATCACCTGATGTAGTGTTGTTTTTCACAAAATAAGAAAATAATTTAGAAGCACCCCCTACTACATTAGTATTCAGTTTATTACAAAACCTTATTAATTCAATTTCACTTGAGTGTTTTTTAAATCTATTAACACCAAATGTCATGATGGAAACTAGTTCATCGTTATGATATAATCCTAGTTTAGTACTAGAAGCACAATACCCTTGTATGTGGTTGTTATTAAGAAAATCTTTAATAACTTTATTATCATTTATACTTTTTACAACACATTTACGTGCGTATATTTTGTTAGGAGTTTTACCTAATTTATTTAATATCATTGATTCAACAATTTCCTTTTTATTAAGATATTCCCAATCAAAAATATGTAACAATTGAATATTTTGTTTAAGACATTCATTAGTTTTATAAACGTGGTAATCTTTATATTTACCCATAACTTCTGAATGCCAATATATACCGTTAACTTCTATAGCAAGATTTTTATTAGTAATTAAAATATCTAATTCAAATTTATTAGGTAGTATTGTTCTGTCTTTTAATTTAACATCTACGTCTGAATCATTATTTATAATAAAAGATGTAATATTGTCTTCAACTAATGAATAACCTTTATGGTTAGAGCATTTACTACATGATGGAAGGTACCCATTACATAATTGAACGTCTGTTGATGTTTTACATTTAATACATCTAAACCCAAAACTATTACCATACACATGGTTTACTTTATTATCTTCAAGATATTGTTTATCAAACAGTGGTTCAAGATTAGAAGCACTACAATAACTTAATATTTTCTCCCACTTAACATCAACAAATTTAGTTCTATCTTTAGGTTTACCCTTCATACTAATAGATATTTTGTTGGCAACATCCTTATTTTGACTAGCAACAGAAACGTTATATTTGCTTAATATAGATTGTTTAGCTCTAGACAGAAATTCAGGAACAAGAAATGGATTATCTACGCCGTATTTGGTGGTAAGATTATCTTTATATTTTTGACGTACGACAGAAGATTCAAGTGGTGATTTAACGCCGTATTTAGAAACATTAGTAATATCTCTTTTATTCAACCAACTTCTATCCTTAGATTTAGTATATGTTTGAGCACATTTACCACTACAGAATGTTCTGTTTTTACTATTAGGTACACTAAACGTGTTAGTGCAATTTTTACATATTAATTCTTTCATAATTTTAGGCTCAAACGCTTGTACGTTGATAAATATTAACAAGGTTGTTTAAGAAGGTATTTTCTTTTATATTTATGATAGAACAACAAAATAACAATTAACACACATGCCAGTATTAAGCCCTAACGAGATATTCTTTACCGCATTTGAGCCGAAAGTCTCTAACCGTTTTATATTTTATATAGACGGCGTACCTGCTTATTTAATTAAAAAAGCAACCGCACCAGGATTCAATGCTGGTGAAATTACTTTAGACCACATTAACGTTTACCGTAAAATTAAAGGTAAAGTTAGGTGGGACGATATTAACCTTGAATTGTATGATCCAATCACTCCTTCTGGAACTCAATCCGTAATGGAATGGTTTAGGTTATCACACGAATCTGTAACCGGACGTGATGGTTATAGCGATTTTTATAAAAAAGACGTTAAATTAGAAATTTTAGGACCTGTTGGCGATATAGTTGGCGAGTGGGTTGTAAAAGGTGCCTTTATTAAAACTGCTAGATTTGGTGATTATGATTGGGCAAATGATCAATACATATCGCTGAATGTCACGATTGCTATGGATTATTGCATTGCAAATTTCTGATCCTGGTTAAAGATACTATTATCACAAGCACATTTTCTCAAATCCTTCCAATATTTATTATTGGAGGGATTTTTTTATGCCTAAAGTAACAATAACAAAAAAACAAATTTTAATCAAAGAAAAATACAATGGTGTAGAACCATTGTGTAAATGTGGATGTGGTGAAAGCCACTTCGGTTAGCAGGGTGTCTGCGTATTGCGGCTAACGGCTGCGTGTATGAAACGTAGCCACGCACGACACTTACCTTGATTGGCTATGTTTTTATACACGTTGTTAGCACCAGTACGGTATTATTTGGTAGAAATTTAATTTTCTAATATTTATATATAAATAAAAATATATGGAGAAAGA